AACACGCTGGCTGGACGCGTGCCGACACCTGGGAGGTGCGCGACGTGAAGGGAGGCAACATCGTGCTGTGGCGCGACTTCACCAAGGACGAACGCGAGCAGATGGGCGAGGTTGACGAGGCGCGTTTTGCCATCGCCAAGACCTTGCACGGCATGGTGCACGACGTGGAGGTTGGTCGCTACCTGGAGTGGCTGACCCGCAACTACAGCCGCGCCGAGGGCCAGACCATCCCGGGTGTGGTGGTGGAAGCCTCGGAGCGCTACCGCGACACGTTCGCGCCGTCCGAGTGGGTGAAGGTGCCAGACACCCAGATCCCCGGGACCAGCACCAAGAAATACGGTGCGCTGGCGGGCCACTACCTTCCCGGCCCGATCTGGAACGATTTGCGCCAGGTGGTGGGCGGCCAGTTCCGGCCGTTCGGCGACACCTACGCGGCGATCCTGCGCATGTGGAAGACCAGCAAGACAGCCCTGAGCCCAGGCGTGCACATGAACAACGTCATGTCGAACTTCGTCATGGCCGATTGGCAGGACGTGGGCGCGGCGCACGTGGGCAAGGCCCTGCGCATCTTGCTGGCCGCCAGCAACAAGGCCGGCGGCATCACCGACCGCGAGGCTGCGACCGAGATCACGAACCGCTACAAGGACAGCGGCGGCGACATCGGCTCATGGGCAACGCAGGAGATCGCCCGCGACCAGCTCGACCCGCTGCTGGCCGACCTCGATCTGGAAATGGCCGCGACCAACGGCCAGGCCATGGATGCCCAGGCCGGCATCTATTCCGCCCTGCAGCACGCACTGGGCGCTCGGTTTCCGGCCGCATGGGAGGCGCTCAAGGCGGGCAAGTCTGGCAAAGCGGTTGCAGGCGCCGGCGGCGCGCTGATCGACCTGTACCAGGCCGAGGATGATGTGTTTCGCCTGGCGGCCTGGCTCAAGTCTAAGGAGGAGGGCGCCGACGACCTGGCCGCCGGCAAGAAGGCTCGGCGCTCGTTTCTCGACTACAACATCAACGCTCCATGGATCCAGGCGATGCGCGCCAGCGCCTGGCCGTTCATCAGCTTCACCTACCGCGCGGCGCCCCTGCTGGTCGAGATCGCCGGCAAGAAGCCGCACAAGCTCATGAAGCTGATGATGTTCGCCGGTGGCCTGAATGCGCTGGGCGCCCTGCTGGCCGGTGGCGACGACGATGAAGAGCGCAAGCTGCTGCCCGATGAGAAGGCCGGAAAGATCTGGGGCATCGTTCCAAAACTGATCCGCATGCCGTGGAACGATGGGCACGATTCGCCGGTGTACCTGGACATTCGCCGCTGGGTGCCGGTGGGCGACGTGTTCGACATGGGACAGGGCAATGCCGCGATCCCAATGCTGCCCGGTCTGATGCCGGGCGGGCCCCTGGTGCTGGCCGGCGAGGTGGTGCTGAACAAGTCGGCTTTCACCGGCAAGGCGATCACGCTGGAAACCGACACCGCCACGGAGAAGGCCGAGAAGCTGGGCGGCTACCTGTACAAGGCGTTCGCGCCCAACGTTCTGGGCCTGCCAGGCACCTACGCAACCGAGGGCGTTGCTGGATCGATGACGGGGCGTACCGATGCCTTTGGCCGTGAAATGTCCACCGCGCAGGCTGTGGCCTCGTCGGTCGGCGTGAAGCTGGGGAGCTACCCGGCCGATGTGCTGCGGCGAAACATCGGCGCCAAGGCCATGGCCGAGCTGTCAGAGATCGACAAGCAGATTTCTCAGCTCAAGCGCCAGTACAGCACCGGCCGCATCGATTCGGATGAACTGCGCGAGCAGGCAGAAGCCCAGAACGCCAAGAAGATCAAGCTGATGCAGGAAGTGCGCGAGAAGCTGCAGTGATCAGGGCACGCAGTCGAAGGTCCACTGTCTCGGGTTGCCGAAGCCTGGGCCGGATGACATCCGGGCATGCAGCCCCTGCTTTGCGCACTCCACGGTGGCCAGGTTCTGCGCATCCTGGGCCTGCCTGGTGCCGGCGTTGATCATGACCGAGCGCGGGCTGGTGCTGACAACGCTGGCTGCGCATCCCGCGAGCACTGCGGCGGTGATGAAAAGGGCGATACGACGCATGGGGCCTCCGGGGAAGAATCCAGGGAAATAAGCGGGGATTCTAGGGTATTGCAGGGGGCCGATCTCACTCTGTAGGCCGCTATCCTGTTGTTTCAAAACGCCTGGCAAATTAGTTCGAGTCCAATCGCGCCTACCAAGATGCAAGCCCCGGTTTTCATAGGAGAACCGGGGCTTTTTCGTTGGCGCTCTCAAATGCTGGGGAAGAATCAGGGAAGTAAACAGAGGCTTACCGCATCGCCACGGATGCCAGCATCGACCTGTAACGTCTGTTCATGCGGTCCTGCAACTGCTGCCGGGTTGCCTGGCGCAGCCATCGCTTTGACACCTGGGCAAGGGTTGGTCGCCGGATTCTGTTGCGGTGGCGGATCTTCATGGCTTCAACAATGCCTCCAGCGCTTTGAATGCTTGTTCCGTGTGGTGTCGGCCCTTGACTTTCGCCAGGTTCCGCGCAGCGACCTCGATGGCGGACAGGCGGCGCAGCTCGTTCGCGGCATCGCTTGACCGGTACCAAATGCCTGACCGCTCGCAGGCGTTCAGCATGTCTGCCTGCTGCTCGGCATAGGTTTTCTTCATAGTTCCGCCATGTCCTTGATTTTTACGGCCATTCCCTGCGCCGCGTTGATCTTGTCCCGCTCCCGGCCGCGGTCGGCCCCGTCGATCCACTTGGCGTAGACCTGAAACAGCATCTTGGCCGACTTGTGGCCCATCTGGCGGCTGATGTACGTCGGGTTCACGCCAGCCATCAGCGCGGTGGTCGCGTAAGTGTGGCGGGTGTTGTAGGGCTTGCGCCAGCGGATGCCTAGGCGCTTCAAGGCTGGGCGCCAGTAGTGGTCGCGCTGGCTGCGCTCGTCGTGCCACGGCCGGCGCGTCACCGGGTTCTGGAAGATGGGCCCGTTGCCGTCGGCGAGCATCGACGTGTGCTCCTTCATGGCCTTGATCGCCAGCAGGGCCTGGTCGGTCAGGTCCACGTCGCGCGCGTGGTAGGTCTTGAGGGGCTTGACTTCGCCGGCCGTGCGAGCGCGCTCGACCCTGATCGTGCCGGTGCGGCTGTCCAGGTCGCCCCACTGCAGGGCGATCATTTCCTCGGGCCGCATGCCAGAGGCGAAGGCGAACGTGAAGTAAGCCCAGATCCGCACGTCGTAGTGCTTGCGTAAGTCGGCCAGGATCAGCGCTGACTCTTCCTGTGTGAACGGGTCGGGTGGCGGCGCCTGGTGCTTGCTGTTCTCAATCCCCTCCATGGGGTTGTCCAGTCCCTTGATCTCGCGCCCGGCCAGCTTGAACACGCCGCGCAGGCAGATTAGATAGTTGTTCAGCAGCTTGGCCGATGCCCACGGGTAGCCGCCGATCTTGGCCGCCAGGGTGCCGTGGGTCAGGCGCTCGATGGGCGCGTCTTTGCCGAACATGCATTTCCAGACCTCCAGTGCGTTGCGGTACTGGTCCAGCGTCTTGGTGGCCAGCCGGCCCTTGGTCTTGAGCCAGGTGTCGCAGGCATCACCGAACTGCAGGTTGTGCGCCGACTGCTTGGCGTGCTTGGAGTCGGGGAAGAACTCGGCGTAGTCGAATGTGCCCGCGGCCAAGGCGCGGTTGATCTGCACCACCAGCTTGGTGGCATATCGTTCGTTGGCGGGCGTGGGGGGGATCTTGAGGGTTTCTCGGGTCCACTGGCCTTGCCACATGAATCCCACCCTGATCGACTTGTCCCGGAGCTCGACGCCGTTTCCTGTGCGTCCCATGGGGGTGATGTTACCGTTTCTGTTCAGCGCAGCCGGTCCAGCGGGCTGACGGTGCCGCGCCCGCCGCGGTTGACGACGTGGGTATAGATCATGGTTGTCTCCACGTCTGAGTGTCCCAGCAGTTCCTGAATCGTTCGGATGTCGGTACCACTCTCCAGCAGGTGGGTGGCGAAGCTGTGGCGCAGCGTGTGCACGGTGGCGCGCTTGCTGATGCCGGCGGATGGCTCCCGTGCGCGGGCAGGTGGCATAGCAAGGGCTGCAAAACACAAACTGCCAGGCCCATTGTTTGCCGGCGTTCGGCAGCTTGCTGGCCAGGTTGTAGGGCAGTTCCACATCGGCCATGCCCGCGGCCAGGTCGATGTCATGCAGCTTGCGGCGCTCTGCCAGGTGCGCGCGCAGCGCGGGGATCAGGCTGTCGGGCACCATGGTCGTGCGGTCTTTGCCGCCTTTGCCTTCGCGCACCGTGAGCACGCGGCGATCCAGGTCCAGATCCTTGACGCGCAAACGCAGCGCCTCCATGAGCCGCAGACCCGTGCCGTATTGCAGGCGCAGGACCAAGCCGGGTATGCCGCTGGTGTTGGCCAGCAGGGCGCGCACCTC